AAGACTACCCCAACCCATTACAATCGCGATACGTAACGTATTGAAGCAAACGAGCTTAATTTAGAATCTAGTTTCTCCTGGTTGTAACTAGGTACTAAATCGTTGATGGATTTAGAATTCTTCCATAGCTTGTCGAGCTCTGAGGAAGTTTTCTTCGCAAAAGGGATTAGGTCCTTTTGACCTTTGACAACGAACTCGCAAAATTTCTCAAACACCGGTGAATCTACACAATTTTCAAGAATCATGAAGATACGGATGCAAAATATGTCAGAATTATACTCATCAGGTGAGTAGAATCTCTCTGGAAACATCATAGAAGTTAAAGCTCTAATTGTGCTATAAATTCCGGCTAACACATTCTTGTCCTCACGGGACATAACACCACGGATAAATATACGCTGAAGAAATACAACATAATCTTTAGCGTCAGATTGTTTATCAATGTTGGCGGGTAAACCAACAGATTGAAACGCGTCAACAATTTCACGCGCTCGACTTGTATCTGCATCTGGATAAATAATACAGCTGTCGTCTCCAAGTACTAGACCTATCCGTCCTAGATACTCTAGGAAAATACATTGGAATATTGTTTCGTCAAACTGTGTAAAACCAGAACCAGATGCTACACCATGTGGACCCACAACCTTGTCGTCTGGACTAACAAGTATTTCGATGTTGTGTAAGTTGTCAAATAAAGATTTAAAGTCTTCTCTATAAACCGATTGGAATATAGGTGAAGTGCATTTAAATACTTGGTCAGAATGATATTTCTTAAAATTACCATCCATGGCGGATATATCACCACCCACAGCACGGGATCTGGGAATCCATATTTGCGTGAGGATCTGCTTAACCTTCAAAATACCTTCCCATGGTGTAACATTAACGTTAGCGTGTTTACGAGCTAAATCCATGAGAGGGAAAATATATCTATTTTCTTCAATGTTAGTGGCAAATGGAAACATCCAAACGATGCGATTCTTACCAAATTGATTTCGAAGAAGTATTAAAGCAGGAAAAGACAACCAGTTACGGTCTTGACCATCAAGTATAGCTTGTTCGATAGTCTGTTCTTTATTTCTTTTGCTAAAACTAGGCCACCCAGCATTTGTTGCTAGTTTTCCTTTGTTGCGCATTTCAGCAATAACAGAATTAGTGCTCAGGGGTCTTTTATTCTTCGCATCACCGAATATCTTAATACGAGTGGCATCAATGGATTGTTTCCATAAATCCGTTTTGAATAACTCAGGCTCAGCACCTTCAGAGTACTGGGTGTCAAATATTGCCATTTCGTCTTTAAGAGGAGGACGACCGCCCTGAGGACCAAATTTGGAAATGTACCCTTTCTCAAAGTCTAATATAGTTTTAGAATGAGGATGAGGCTTTATCTCGGATTCAAGAATAATAAGCCATTCATCCAGAACAGTTTTAGGTATTCTCTTCTCATAAAACCAGCTACGAGGAGTGTAAGAAGAACCAGTGTTCCAAACATTATACAGGTGTGAGGACATAGATTTATTAGAGTCGACAACTCTTTTCTGTGTGCTAGACAGCTTATCTAATTTAACCATATTATTACCGTAGCTAATTAATTATTTGCTAGCCTTGCTAACCTTTCCTCCTTTACGTCTACGGCGTTTCTTTGGTGAGTTAGCATCTTTGATACCTCTCTCGACCGCTATAGAAGGAGATGTCGCTGAAGTTGAAGCGGCTGTTAAACCAACTATCTTTTCAAGCGCAACGTAGGCAACTTCTCGCACTGAGTTGACAGTAACACCAAGCGCGGATTCAGTTCCAAACTTATCGAACCCGGACGCGACGTTACCTACAAGTACGAATGTTTCACCTCGTGAGTAAGCAAGCTCTGGAAACTCACCAGACCAAGACATTCCTGAGATGTTTGGATTGGATAGATTCGAGAAACTTAAACGAGAAGAAAACTGAGATCCATTATTAAAGCTGTTCGAAACAGGAGTTAAGAACGCAGGACATAATGCTCCATTAGAACTGTCGTAGATAGACATGTGTGCTTCAATTAAACCATCTAAACTATCAGCGTATGTATTGTACGGTACTTCATCGGTTACACCTGTAACTATAGGGCCAGTACTATTAGTATTTGCACCATTAATATAAGGTAGATTAGCCCATAAAGTGTTCATGTTTGGCGAGTACTCGGCAAGAGCCGGTGTAGTGAATACATTTTCAGCACGCCATTCTGGGAACACTCGAGCAACCATATCCGACGTCTTTCGGTAATCCGGGTTTGTAAAGTCCTGGATTGTACCAAATATGTCAGTATCGTTATTAGTGATTTGTTTGAATGTAGTTGAAGGAGTTGAACCTAGAGTAGTGGGGTGTAAAGCCCAAAGACTAGAACCTGGATTCATAGAAGAACGGTAGTAAACACCGTAAAGTTGAAACATCCACGCATTTAGGAAAGGTGGTATTGGTTCATTTTCTAATAAATTACCAAGTTGCATTAGGTAGTCTAAATCCTGGGGTGCAAGATTAGATCTCCAAAATTGAACACCATCATTCCGATTGTTCTGAGAGTATAAGTACGGTTTAAGGACAGAGTAATAAATCTGTAATCCCTTACAAATTACCTCATAATAGCGGTAAATGTTCGTACTCGAAAACACAGTTGTTGAGTTTATATTAAACCCAACTCTCATTTGAGCCAGCTTTTGGAATTTGTTTGTTACGTTGATATCCCACCACGATTTGAATCGGGGATCAGATTGATCATTTGGGAAACCGAAACGAACAGTTGAAATATGTAAAGGAGCAGAAGTCGTACTAGCATCCAATCTAACCTTAGCATATAGATTATGTTTGATTCCAGAATCTATATTAATCGCGCAAGGTCGTTGATTCTGAGAAAGTTGACGAGTGATTAATTCAGGACTACCTCCTGACGTACCGCCTGGAGTAGGACCATTAAATCCACTTCCTGATCCATCACCACGGCCTGAACCACCTTTGCCTTTTCCAAAAGGGTTACGTTTGCCTATGTCTTCTTTGCGTCTTCTGATAAATTCTTTTACCTTTTCATCAAGTGTACCGTCATCTAGTGACGTATTAATACCATTAATAAGGGCATCTATTCCTTCCGCTGCAAGTCTACCGGCCGCGAAACCAGCAAGGTCTTTAATTGGAGGAATTACACTTCTTTGGCCCATCGAACGGAGTAGGATATCCGCAGAACCTTCGAAAGGCTGTTCCCACTCTTCGAGTGTTAATCTGTCATTAGTTGAAACTCCGGAGAGATCACACAGATAAATGTACTCATCATAATCGAGAGTACGTTCTTGTTCAGGTTTGATTTCGTTCAAATCAGTCATATGATAACTTTCTCCCACAAGAGGGGGCAGGTTGAGACGGAGCAAAACCGTTCCCATAAATAAAATCTCAAGTTGCTAG